TATTATTAATAGCAAGTTCTTTACGGAAGTCTTTTGTACTTTTACTTACTATTCTACTAATAGGATCTCCGTATATACTTCTGTGTTTGCCTCGTTGATCATCGTAGTAAAATGTATACTTGACTGGATACTCTGTATAAAGTCTTTTACCATCATTCCGTTCTACAACACGAATAATATCTGCGTCTCTATCAAAATATGCGTCTACGTAGCTCATACACTTTCCTTAAAATTAATGTCGTTTATATTTCCAGCTAAAATATACCTTTTGTCTTTTGCAGGATATACTTTATGATGCAAAACTGAAGGAAACATAACTATCATCTTATTATACACTGGTAAATGCAATTCGTCAACATTTTCTATGTCCGATTTAACTTCGTCTCTTTTAACAAAAGTTAACGGACTAGGTTCACCTTCGCAACTTAGGTAATACACCCAACTATATCTAGCTAGTGTTCCGTGATCGTGTTGTTGTGTAACTTGCCCTGTTAATGATTCTTGAAACCAAACGTTTGCATCAATCTCTAAGTTATCTGTATTAGTAATTTCATTATAATTGTTTGTAATAAACTCTGGTCCTCTTGGTGGACAAATATTACTACAATACCATAAATGTATTTGGTCCAAAAGTTCCTTTAAAACTTCACCGTGTTCGAGATGTGCAAAAGAGTCAGTTCTCCAACCATGCTCTGATTTTGGTAGATAGTCTGCTTTAGGTTTAATGTTTAGGAAGTAATCAATTATATCTTGATCTTGTTTTGTTGTTCGTACCAACGCACCGTGCTTCACTGTACAGGGGTGCGAAAAATAGAATGTACTACAACTAAACTTCATTTTTACTCCTTGTTGCTTATGGCCAACAAAACCTTGCTACATACCCACCAATTGGTATAGGGCGTTTAATAATATTTAGTTACTTGTCTTTTCCGACAGTAGCAACTAGAGTTTCAAGGTCTTCAAATTCATCAGCAACTTTATGCCAATCACCTTTGTGTGCAACCTTGATTGCTTTGTTAATAAGTGCAGTCTTAACATTAAGCTCTTCAGATACTGCTTTGACAGTTTCTTTTAGACCTTCTTGCAAGTCGTTAACTTCTTGTAAGACTTGGGCACCTTCGTTTACAAGCCTTTCTAATTTGGCTTTTTCATCTTGTCCGTATACTCTATCACTCATAAAGATTCTCCTTATTATTAAAAGATTATACTATTTTTTATTTGATTTGTCAAGCATTTTGGCTTTATATGCTTCTTCAAAACCTTCTTCATATTCGTAGATAGGAGCACCGTTACTGCCATCTATCCAAAGACGCTTAAAATATCCGTCTGCTGAAGACAGAGCAGTTTCGGGCGATGTTGCTATGTGTCCTTTGACTAACCAAAATAGTCTATATGCTTCTTTTAGCTCTTCCTCTTCAGTCACTTGGGTGACACTTTAAAAATTGTACCTTCATAAAGTATTTATGATTATTTAAGTATTGTAAGTTAAAAAAGGGTAGGACCTAAACGTATAGGTTGTCGTCCATAATATTCTTTGCATTTATAGCATTGACAACCTGTGCAAATATCGTTATGACATTCTTGACATTCATGATCACAATGGGGATTGTGACCGCACTTTTCACATTTAAGGGTGTTTACTTCTTGATCCAATTACTCTTTATTAGCTTCTGCTAATTTAGCTTGTAATCTATCTGCTAAAGTATCTTCGTAGTTAATTGAATTTCTTTCGACGCCAGATTTAGCTTTTTGAAATTTGCTTTTTATTCTACTAGGTAAACCCATTGCCGCACCAGCTCCGCCAGCTACAGCATCAATAGCACCGCCACCGATTGTTTTACCAATCTCTTTTGTTGCCGCAACTAAATGATTTAGTGCCGCACCTAAGTCTTCTTTAAGTAGTGCATCTTCTGCATCATATAAGATTTTTCCAACTTTTTCAATTGACTCTTTTTTTACTTTTTTCTTCTTTTTGTTTTTAGGAAGATTTTCATCATCAGCATATCTTGGATCGTCGTCATCTACTGGTGTTGCTTCTTCATTCTTTTTGTTTTTCTTAGCATGTGGTTTACCGCATGATTCGTTTGCTTCAGTTACTTCATCAAATTTCATTTCATAATCCATATGGTGATAGACGCTTCCTAAGTAGTCAGCGGCTTTTGTTATCTTAGCTTGGACCCAACCTTCAAGACCTTGCTCTTCTGAAACACCTTTGAGCATTTCATGCATTTTAATAGAGTATTTTGCTACTTTGTATAATTCACCTCTAGCCATTTGCACTTCGTGGTCTTTTTCGACCTTATATGCCATATCAGCTAAACCGTTCTCTTTTAAGTCTTTTTCTTTCATAATTACGTCCTCGTAAGTATTTATCTTTTAATTGTTTTCCCACCCATGATATTATTACTAACATCTAGTGCATTTTTAGCAGTTCCGTCTTTATTTTTCTTTTGTGGGGCTTGTGGAGCGCCGTATTTTCCACGTTTTTTACTTTTATGATAAGCCGCATCTGGACTTGGTACTGCCGCAATATTTCCTGCGACTGTAGCACCAGCTGTAGCAGTCTCGTTTGCAATAGATTCAAATTTTTTCTCATTCATATCTAGCCATTGCATTAAAGGGTAAAGAGTATTAACTACCATGTTACCAAAGCCAGCCGCACCCATATGATCATCTGTACGTTCTAAATCTGGTTTGTAAATGCGTTCCATTTTTTTAGCTTCGCCTCTTAGTGCAAAAACATCTGTCATTATACTTTTAAGTTTTGGATCATTTGCTTCTGCTCCACCACCAAGTTTACTTTCTATCCAAGTCCATACGTCCCATACATCATTAACGTATTCATTTGGTAGATTGCCTTCGTATTCCTGTTGGCCTCTTTCTAATTGCTTACCTTTACCTCTAAGACTTCCTAAGGTTTCTATAGCATCTTTTGTATTATTAATGTATCCACCTTCTTGGATGTTCTCTTGTGCAGAAGCCGTTACAAACTTCGCTGGTCCTGTAGCAGTCTTTTTGTCTTTCTTTTGATAATAATCCCAAAGTTTTTTGCCACCATATAATAAAGCTAATATACCTGCCGCAGGTATTCCGTAATTTACAAGTTTACTTGCATTAGCAGGAGATAGTGTAGTAGTTTTTGCAATACCATCTATCCAACCATTTTTAGTTCCTTTTAATGTAGATATTAGTCCGCTTTGATCAGTAACTGAACTTGGAACCTTTGCTATTACAGCTTTAGGGTCTACTTTTGGAGGTTCAGCTTTAGTTGTTACTGGAGGTGGAGGAGGAGGTTTTGCTCCGCCTGCAGGTCCGTCTGCGCCTGTTCCTGGTTGTGGAACTGAAACTTTTGGCATCATCCAAGGAAATGATTTTGCAAAATTACTTCCTGTTGCATTTGACCATATTTTCATTAATTCGTCAGTTACACCTTCTTTATTAATTCTTTGTTGAAATTCTAATGCCGCATCATGTGCAGAATCTTTAGTTGCAGGATTACTTGATAGCGAATGATATAATTGTGAAGCTGGAGATCTGTCACTCCACTGTCCAGCTGGACTAGCACCAAACAATACATCAACAGCCGCCCAAAGAGGCGCCCATTCGTTTAATGGAGTTTTAACGTTATTTGTAAGTTCTCTTATTAACATAATATAGTATTTACCTTAGTTTAATGGCTAAAGTGTATGTCTCGGTCTTATTAGCACTTTCGTCATAATGTGTATCTTTATATCCATCAGCGTCTTGAACACCGTATCCTAATCTTTTAAGATGTTTTTTTAAGTAGTTTTTCATCTTCTTACCTGATTGCATTGTTACCATTACATCTGGTTTATTCTTACTGGCATGCTTTTTATCCATACTTTTAATATTTGCCATATTTGTCCCAATGTTATACCAATCATAGTTGTCATCTTTTTTGACTAGCATAGAGTTTTTAGGATTAGGAATTAAGTCACCTTCTTCAACTTTTTCGCCCATTCCGGCATGCATTGCCGCCATATGTTTTTTGTATTTTTTAGTACCTTTTTTGTGTGGGCTTTTTCCTTCGTTTAATGTTATCATTATATGTTTTAATGTAAATGGAACTTTAGCTACACTTATTTTCTCCATTTCTAACATTTTTACAATATCATATCTATGATGCCCATTAATAATTTTATTTTCAGCATCTACAACTATTGGGGAATATTTTCCTTCGGAAATTTTCTTTAATTGTTTTTTAAAGTTATCTTTTACTCTTTCTTCTTGTACTGGTATAAGATCTTTTACATTTACATATTCTATTACGTGTGGAAACTTCTTCAAATGTTCTTTTCTTATTTGTGGAAGTTCTGAACGTTTGTAAGACTCAACTGGTTTTCCTTCTTTACGTTTCTGCATATTAGTTGCTATGGCATAAATTGCTCCATCAGGATCCATACCTCTTTTCTTAGCCCATTTTGCAATAGACTTTTTAGCTTTAGGTTTGTCTTTAATTTTATCAGCTGTTTTATGTGCTTTCTTAATTGATGATTTGCTCATTTCTTCACTCATATGTGCTTTTAAGTTTTTCACAGTTCTTTCAAACTTATGGTCTTTATGTTTAAATCCTACCCCACCTGCGGCTTCCCAACTTGCTATGTTTTTTCCATAGTCGTCAATTAATATGTTTGGTGTACCGTTTGGTTGTGTTGCATGTACTGATTTATTTGAAGTAATAATTATTTTAGAAGGAGGAAATGCTTTTAAGTTCTTTGCAATCCATTCTTTTTTGTGTGGTTCTGAGTTAGGATCGTTTGGTAGCGGAGCACTTAATATATTATACTTTCCTTTTAATTCTTTAATCATACCTAGTAAGTTTAAAGCATTAGATGTTAAAGGAATGTTTAACCAAAATCCATCTTTATCTCTTATCTTTTGTAATGCATCGTCGATGTCTTTAATTTCTCTCCAGTCTTTACCAATAAGACTTTTCCAAGCACCAAAGAAGTCTGCTAACACTCCGTCCATATCAACAAATACTTCTGATTCGTTACTTAAATCGTCTGCTGAAACTTCTCCTACTTTCATTAATTTTGTTACTGTTTTGTGTGGTTTATACTCTGTCCCGCCTGTGCTTGTTGCACTTGTTCCAGCTACTTTAGGTAGTATTGTTGGACCATTTGGATCTGTATTTCCAGATGCTGTTGATTTCCCTGGACCTTTTTTATAATTCTTTGCAACGTTCTTACCCCATTGCGTTGCGGAACCAATTGCCGCTCCAGCTTGTGCTCCAAGACTTGAAGCTCTAGGTGCGGCCCATTGTAGAGCTTTAGTACCAAGTGTTAATAATGGATTTTCATCTGTTCTACTTCCAGCTTGTTCAAATTGTCCACGTTTATACTTGTCAAACGATATAATATTTCCATGCTGATCAAGTTTAATATCTTTAATACCAAACCTTTTATCCATACTTCTTTTTCTATCATTATCAGAAACCATTGCATGAGACATATTTTTCCAATAATGATTCATCTGAGCAACTGCTTGTTTAGTAGTCATTACTCTTTCAGATAAATTTGCAATTTCATCAGGAACGTCAAATATCCATGCTTTACCTTTACCTAGTTCATTCATCATACCTGTTAGTCTAGTATTGCCTGCAACTAACTCTAAATAACCGTCGCTGTATTTTGCAATAATTGGAAGTTCAATTTTTCCAAAGTCTAATGCATCTTTAAATCTTTCTTTCTTAGAAGGTTCTAACTTATCAAAAGTGTGTCTGTCTTTTTCACCAGCTTCTGTATTATTAATTTTATTACTTAATGAATTGTTAACAGTAATTTCTTTGCCTTTAGATGCTAACTCAATCCATTCTTTTTTTCCAATTTTTACAAACTCAGGATAACGTTTTGCTTCACCCCATTCGTTACTAAAATTTGGTTTGTTATAAGATACAGCCTCAGCAAGTCCTAAATTAAAAAGTACATTAGTACTAGGACCTTTAACTTTTTTAGGATGATTTTGTGGTACGCCGTCTTTGTTTACTTTAAAGCCAAACTTTGCCGCCTGCTTTATAATTTCATCAGGGCCTACATCAGCAGTTTGATTTTGTTTTGTAATACGTCCTACTGCTTCTTGTATCTTCATTTTGTACGTCCTCTAAACCCACCACCAGTCATGTGTGGTAAGCTAAACCAAAGTTTAAACCAATCCGGGTCACCTGGCTTAATGTTTTTCTTTTTTTCAATAGCTTTTTTTTCACTAGCAGTTTTTGAAATATTTTCAAGTGAGTATTCTTGATACCCTTTAAATTCATTTACTCCTGCTAATTTTTTAAGACGTTCTAAGTCCATTTATTATACCTTTGAGTATTTTAAGCCTAAGCGATCAAAAAGTGTTGCAGTAGTTTTTGCACTTCGTAATGCTTGTTGCATTGCTTGTTGGGCTTCGACATCTTTCTTATCATAGAATTGTACAAATTTATTTGCTACTTTTGGCGTTACAAATATTTTTCCGCCTACGTGTATTTCACCTTTTGCTCTAGAGTCCCAACTTAATGGAAAAGGCTTTGGATCAGATCGTTGAGAAATATTATTTAAAACATCTATTTTAGGTTTTTGTTGTTGTACTGTACGTTCAGGTGCTTTAAATATATTTTCTTCAACTATGCCCATTCCTTGACGAACTTTTGCATACATCATTTTAGCTAACTGAGCATCTTGAACAGCAACGCCACTTTCAAATGCATCTTCGTCGCCTTCCATCGCCGCGGTTCTCATTTTACTTGCACTCATTCCTTCAGCACCTTCTGCATCAGGGTCTCGAGATCCAGCACTTATAATTTTTATATCTTGAAACTTGTATTCTTTTCCGTTATAGTCATTTAGTAGTTTAGAAAAACTATCTACTCTATCGCTTCCAGCTACATAAACAACATTTCTAAATCCCATCTTTTCTAATTTTTGCATAGCTTGGATTATTGTTCTAACTTCTTTATCACCTATACGTATTCCGTCGCCAAAACTCTTTCCTGCAAAAAATACTTTTTCTGCAAATGATAAAGGATCTGTTTTAGGTTTTTGTGAATGTGTTAAGAATAAAAAAGGTACGCCTTCTTGTGCTTTAACTACATCTACTAATTTTTTATGCCCGATAGTTGGCGGGTTCATTCTCCCAAATGCAAATACAGCAGTATTAGGAGATTCTGTCAGCTGGCGAAGTAGCATCTAATTCCTCCGTAGGGTTTCTTTCAAAATCTATAACTTTACTAGCTAATTCTGATCTTTCTCCATCAGTCATTAACTCGTTTGGTGTTTTGTTAATATCATACTTAATACAGTAATGATTTAAGCATTTATCTATCATAGGCTTTAAATGGCCTTGTACTATAGCTTCATTGCGTTCACTTCTAATTTTTTCCATACAAGGAAGGTAGTGTGCTCTATAAAAACCATCGTCGTTTAGCATATGAAAATGTACATCACTTGGTACATCATATGGCATTTCGTCTTCAACTGGTTTAGAAAATTCGTCTATTCTCATACTAATACCCTTTATTATAATGCATTATAAAGTATTTATCAAGATTAGTCAATGATAAAATATATCAGAGTATAAATAAACCCAAAAGGAATTTCATGCTTCAACATAAACACCTAATTGTACGGTCAGAGGTTAAAAATCCACCTAATAAAGAGGATCAAATAGTAGGGTGGGCTAAAAAATTAATAGAATCTATAGGAATGAAAATAATGATGGGTCCATATGCCCAATATTGTGCTGTAGAAGGAAATAGAGGAATTACTTGTGTTACTATAATCGAAACTTCACATATAGCAATACACGTATGGGACGAAGACGATCCTAGTTTAATACAATTAGATGTTTATACATGTGGTAATTTAGATAAAGAAATTGTATTTGAGGCTTTAAAAGAATTTAATCCTACTAAAATTGATTATAAGTATTTGGATAGAGAAAATAGTTTAGTTACTTTGCAAACCTAAAGGCAAACTTTCCGCCAACTCTTGAACTATAATAGTTTTTACTTCCATCTAGTAATACTTTTCCTTGGAAGTTTGGCGGATATACTGCATCATATTTTGTAACAAAAACATCTTCACCTTTAACACCAACTCTAGTGTATAATTGAATAATGCTGGCTGTGTTTAGTAATGCAATAGCTTCAGTACTAAATCTTGGATCTTCGTTTACTTTTTTAGCAACGGCTTTAGCAACTGCACTAGTTAATGCATACCCAATATTAAATCCTTGTGAGTTTGTATCAAAATTTATACCGTCCATTATGTTTCTTGCTTCGTCACTTAATCCTTCAAATGAATTTCCGCCTTGCTTCATAAGTTTTATAGCTTCTGCTTGTAAACGCTCAGTAGTAATACCAAAGTTAACTCCTAACATATAAGGAGCAATTTTTGCATTTTGATTTGCAATAATATCAATAACACTAGGGATAAATTTTAACCTATCTAAAAGATCTTGATTTTTTGTTCCACCATCTTCTCCACGTGCTTTCTTTAAAGAATCGTGTAAGTTTTTAGAACTAGCCGCCGCACCTGAACCACCTTTAGAACTAATACCAATGTCTTTTCCATCTGGTGCTTTAAATACACTATCCATTAAGTTATAGTTCATTGACTGTGGCCAAAATATTTGTAAGTCACTCCATTCAGCACCTTGTGCTAAATCTTTTCTTGCGTCTTCAGCCTGACCCATAACTGCTCCGCCCATCATAGCAACTGGACCCATAATCTCGCCAAAGTAATCTCTAACGGCTGTTAGCTTTTCACGTTGTCCTGGAAATTTTGCTAGTTGTCCTGCGGCACTTTGCCTTAATGCATTACCTAATACTTGTTTAGCTTCACTAGGCGCTTTGCCTTCAACGTGTGCTATTATACTATCTGGTCCTTTAAAATAATTTGCAGTTCCAATTAACGTTTGTGGATCTAATCCTGTTTCTAATTTCTGTGCACCTGCTGTAGCAAGTTTCCAACCATCGGGTAACTCGTTGTTTTTCCAAGCACCCATTAAGTCAGCACCTACTTGTGTAAGATACTTTCCAAAATGTATTTCTTGTCCGTCTGTTGTTTTAATAATTGCTACACCAAAAGCTAAACCCCGCTTACTCATTGTAGCGGCATTTACCCATTGTATCTTTGTATTATTGTTTGTTTCGTATTGTTGGATTGCATCGTCACGTGCATCAATGCTGTCAAATTTTCCACCTTCTGATGGAGGAGGAAATGCTTTAGCTACATCAACAAATTCACCTGTAACTCCGGAACTGTTAATATAAGGATCTCCAGCTTTTCGTCCAAATACTCCTTTAGATTCTTTGAACTGATAGAAACGCATTAAACACTCACTTCAACGTCAAATTTCTCGTAACCTAAATCAAAAAGTTTGTGGGCAACTTTTTCTGCAACTTCGTTTGACTCTTGTTCATCTAGTTGAACATGTGTTTCAACTGTTAGAATTGTTTTACCGTCTTCGGTATCATACAGTTCATATCCTGTTTCTTCTTCCAATAAGGCATTTGAAGCTGATGTTGCTACTTCGGAGACAACTATGTCGTCTACTTCTTCTTTAGAGTCAAATACAATGTTGATAAAATTTTCCATATTACTTCCTAATGATTAAGTCTAATACTGTTAATTGTGCCGTCTGTATATACAATTTTAGCTCTAATAAACACAAAATTACCTGTAAAGTTAACGTATTTGACTTCTGTTAAGTTTGAAGCAGTAACAGTATCAACGTCAAACCAATCACTAGATGTTGGTGTTGTAGCTAATGTTGCTTGTATTGTAATCGTACCTGTAAACCCGGTATAATCGTATTGTACTGTGTGTACACCGTCTGAACGACCGTAATAACCATCACCCTTGAAGTTGCTACCAGTCACAGTTTCGCTAGTGCTATCCCCTGGATGTGTGGTTGATGATAAAATTATTTCGCTTGTACTCGGCATAATACTATTTATGCAATTCTGCGTCGCTAACGTACTTGACAATCTTACGTATAGCCCCACCTAATGCTATTTTTGCTAACATTAAACATTTTTCATCTTTTGACATAAAGTAATATCCTTCTGTGTTATGTCCATTCTGTATACTTTTCAAAGTCCTCTTACCTATCTTAACTTTGTCTACATTATTTAGGCAGTACTGAGCAAATTTAGGATCAACTCTTTTTCCTAGTATTGCTTTAAACGGCCATGATACTGCTCGATTAACTATTATAGTATTTTTATTATCTAATAAAAACTCAAGTGTTACATCATCTTTTGGCTCCCAAAATTCAACTGACTCAACTGTATTACTAAGATCTTTGAGCCATTTAGATTCATTTGAGTATATGTCTAAGTTATGATTTTCACACCTAACCATACATTCGTCTTTATTACTTTCTAATGCATTATAGGTAGCAAGAGTATCCATAAAAGTTTCAAGAGTAATATATTTTTCTTTCTTACGCCATCCATCAAAAGGACTTCTGATGTTTTGTTCTGATTCGGCATATTGTTGCATTACATCAATCTTTGATTTCGCATAACCAAGATTCATTCCTCGAAATATTGATCCTATTTCGTTTCGAACCCTTAGTTTATAAATGTATCTATTATAAAAGAGGTTAGTTGTTTGTAACTGCTTCAACTTCATTTTCTACCTTTATTGGTTCTGGGTTAAGAATTAGTTTATCGTTTTTAATGTCGATTTTTAATTTTCCACCATTTCTTAACTCACCAAAAAGTAGTAATTTACTTAAAGGACGTTTGATATTTTTGTCAATATATCGTTGCATAGGTCTTGCACCCATCTTGCTATCAAAGCCATGTTCAACTAAATGATCAAGTGCAGGGTCTGATATTTCACAAACTACTTTTTTCTCATCTAGCATATCTTTTAATTCTACTAGGAATTTACCAACAATTTTAAGCATGATATTATGATCGAGTTTACCAAATGTAACTACGCCATCTAATCTATTTCTAAATTCTGGTGCAAAGAAACGTTTAAATTCTTCATCGCCATAGTCACCATCAGCATCGTGACTAAATCCAATGGTGTCTTTTTCTGCCTGTTCTGCGCCTAAGTTAGTAGTTAAAATTAAGATACAATTTCGAGCATCGGCTTCTTTGCCGTCACTTCCTGTAACTTTTCCGTTATCCATTAGTTGTAACAAAATTTGTGATATATCTGGATGTGCTTTTTCAACTTCGTCTAATAGTAAAACACAGTTTGGATTTTCTTGTAGCTTATTAATTAGTTGTCCTGAATGTTCGTCGTGACCAACATATCCTGGAGGCGATCCAATTAATTTACTAACACTATGTTTTTCCTGATATTCACTCATATCAAATCTTGCTAAATGTATACTTAAATGTTTAGCTAGTTGTTTTGCAAGTTCTGTTTTACCTACACCAGTTGGACCCATAAACACAAAAGAACCAATTGGTTTATCTTCTGATTTTAATCCAGCTTGAGCTACTAAAATTTTATCAACAATTTCATCTATAGCATTATCTTGTCCGTAAACATTTAATTTTAGATTTTTATTTAACTGTGAAAGATTGTTAGTTTCTTTTTGTTGTATTTGCTCTGGTGGCAAGTTAACAAGTTTTGCAAGTTCGTACTTAATTTCTTCTGGTGTAACAACCTTATTTTCTTCTTGATTCTTAACTTTAAATCTTGAACAAGCTAAATCAATTAAATCAATTGCTTTGTCTGGAAGTTTTTTATCGGTCATATACTTGACACTAAGTTTAACTGCTTCATCTATTGCTTCTTGTGTAATGTTAGTTTGATGGAATTCTTCGTAGTACTTTTTAATACCATCTAAGATCTTTGTAGCTGTCTTTTTATCTGGTTCGTCAATAGTACATCTTTGGAATCTACGCATTAAAGCTCTATCTTTTTCAAAGTATTTTCTATATTCTTCCCAAGTAGTAGAAGCAACAACTTTAATGTCGCCTTTACCTAATGCTGGTTTTAACATATTAGCTAAATCATTAGAACTTTGTCCGCCACCTGCACCTGCACCGTTTATCATATGTGCTTCATCAATAAAGACAATAGTTTTACCTTGCTTTTTAATAGCGGCCATTACTAGTTTAAATCGTTCTTCAAAGTCTCCTCTATACTTAGATCCGGCTAACATTGCTCCGATGTCTAAGTTATATACACTATATTCTTCTAAAAACTTTGGAACTTCTTTATTAACAATTCTATATGCTAGTCCTTCAGCAATAGCAGTTTTACCAACTCCTGGATCACCTACTAATAGTACATTGTTTTTACTTCTTCGTCCTAATGAAAGACAAATAGTTTCTAATTCTTCTATCCTGCCAATAACAGGATCTATAATTCCTTTTTCAACTTCAGCATTAAGATTCGTAGTAAATGCTTTTAAAGCCCGTTGTGCATGACCTGCAATTTCTTCATCTTCAAGTGTTGTTACATATTCGTTATTAATATATTCACTAAACTTATCTTTTTGTAATCCGTTTTTTGTAGCTACATAGCATGAAAAAGATTTAGATTCATTTAGTAACGATAAGAAAACATCAGTAGTATCAATATTAGCTCTTCCACTAAAAAGTGTTTGAGTAAATGCTCTATTCATTACTCGCTCAACTGTTTGTGTTTTCTTAGGTTTAAATTTCTCTTGACCATCTGGAACCTTAATCTCGTCAAGTTTTGTTTGTAAATGATCGTGTAGCTCGTCTTTCATGTCGTCAATTTTACAGCCATAGCCGGTTAAGACTTTCATAAAATTTTCACTACAAAGCATTGCAAAAAATAGATGCTCAAGAGTTACGTATTCGTGACGTAACTTTTTTGCGTCTTCTATTGCTTTTTCAAATACTACTTGCAGTTCTTCTGAAGGTTCTACCATGTTGTTAATTCTCCTTAGTATTTACTTCTTTATAATAACATCTTTTTTAAAAATGTCAATGGGTTTTTCTACGTATTTGTTCAATCTTTTCTAAATCATTTTCAGATAAGTCCTTAGGAACTTCTCCTAAAATCTTCACCAAAATATTTCCACTTCGGCCTGTTTGTCTATTTGGTAGTCCTCTACCATTAATACTAAACACCGTATTTGGTTGTGTGCCCTTAGGTATATTAAGTACTACTGTTCTTTTATCTGGTAAATCAATATCTAATTTTACACCAACAATCATATCCAATACTCCTATAGTCCTACTTGTAAGTAAATTATCTCCATTTACTTCAAACCCACCTTCACTTATAATATTAATTATTACAAATAAATCTCCAGGAGGCATACCTTGGATATCATTTTGGCCCATTCCACCATATCTAATACGATCGTTATTATTAATGCCTTTTGGAACTTTTATATCAACAGTTTGCTCTCGTCCGTTGTTTAATCTATATGTTGCTATTACATTCTTTCCAGTATATACTTCGCTAACTGAAATTCTACAACCTATTGTAATATCTTGGTTTCGCATTTGTTGATGTCCAAACGGATTTTGTCCGCCAAAACCAAAACCATTTAAGATATCATTTATGTCCATTCCGCCTGGACCAGCTGTAAAGTTAAAGTGTGTTCCTCCACCTCCAGCTTGTTGCGGATCAACAGTACCGAATTGATCGTACATTTGACGTTTTTGGGGATCGCTAAGATTAGTGTATGCTTCGTTGACTTCTTTAAACTTCTCTTCATCACCGCCCCTATCAGGATGGTGCTTCATACTTTGTTTTTTATAAGCTCTTTTTAATTCGGCTTGAGAAGCTGATTTCTCAACTCCAAGCAAGTCATAGTAGTCCATACAACTACTTATTTAGATTTTTGTAACTATTTACGAGAGCTGGTATAAAGGCCGAACCATGCCGCACCTGCACCAACAACAACTGATATCAAACCAGATTGTTCAAGTGTTGGATTTGGTAACGCCATAAACCAAATTACACATTTGTATAATAAAACAATATATGTCGTAATGAATATTCTTGGAAAAATTCTCCAAGCATCCATAGCTCTAGCTAAGTGTATTACTTTTACATAAGGATTTGGTCCTAAGTCTTTTACACTAGTATCTACTTCTAAATCTAGTTTAACTTTTTTTGTTACACCTTCACTACTTGCTGGCACAGCAACTTCAGCATCTGCTTTTGGTTCTGGCGCCGGCGAAGCATCTAACTCTTCAGGCTTCTTTCTAGGCATTATTTTTACTCCCTCTTTTTAATTGATCTATTTCTTGCGAGTTTCTTTCGATATTATCACTGTTCTTACTTATATAAGAATCTTGTGCTTTATCTATTAGTTCTTGCATTCTTAGACCTCTTTCGATATCTGAATCTAAGTGTAAGTCTTTATTAATAATTTTTTCAAGTTTTAAGCCGGAAATTTTTTCATTAGCAACATATCTCCATGTATAGCCTCTATTTCCGTAGCATCCAAAAACAGTTTCCCTCAAGCCTATTTTAACAATAATGGCTTGTTCTCCGTCTAGTAACACTTCATCGCCTTCATTAAATGCAGGATTAAACCTAAACTTTAGGCCTTGCATAAAGTTAGTGGCAAAGTCTTTAAACCAAAAAGCGGCAGAAATACTGATAAGGATCGCAATCCAAGGTACAAGCATAGTAGCCATGTCCAGCCCCAACTTATCAAACGCATCCATTTATTTCTCCAGTTTTTTAATTCTGTTTTCCAGTTCATCGATCTTTTTCGTTACATGCGGATACTTCTTACGCCAAGCATCAGCGGGTTGCTCAAACCATGTCAACCCCCATCGTTCTACAAGGAAATCAAGAATTTGATCAAATTTCGAATAACACCAAATTCCTATTCTAGTGTCCTTAAAATATGTAGAAAATGCCAGGCCAAACAACGACCCGACGATAGCCGTATATATCCATAAACGGTCACTTGCCATTCTATCTATCATATCCCAAACTATTTCCATCAGTAGTATTTATCAGATTTTTAGAACGGACATTTAACTTCACCACCAGGTGGCAATTTTTTAAGTTCTTCTAAGGAAAAATCCCCAACATCGGGGGTATTAGGCTTAACTTCACAAGGACCGACATCTACAGCACAACCTGCTACAAATAGCATTAAAACAAAGATTTGAAGAATTTTCATTCTTTTGTCTTGTTATCGCCTGGCTCGTAGTAGTCTTGGTATTCGTCTATTATTTGATTTTGTTTGATAATGTATGCTCTGATTTGAGCAAAGTTTTTTGAAAGTGTTTCGTACCCGTCATCAGTTAATCCAAACAGTACAGGGTCAGCACCGCTATCTTGAAGTTTTTTGAAAACTTCTTCTGCATTCTCAGATGTAATAATAACCCATTTAAGTTCTTCCATTTTTATAGGAGTGGGTTTCTCTAAGTTCAATGGAACTCGTTCAACTTCCTTTGTAAGAATGTCTAGCTTTTTTACACTACTACAACTACTGATAAGGAACGTAGTTAGGATTAGCAATACTAGGACACTCAGGGTTGATCTGAGACTTCTTTGTTGCATTTTTCTCTTTCTCTGTTAATGGAGATCCCATAGCTATTTCGACACAACGAATAGCATTGTCTCCTGCTTTATTAATTATCTTTTCAATTAATCCGGGTTTACTTACTGCAAGATTGCCTATATCTCGCTTTTTACCACTTGAATTAATTTTATTAAATCTAGTGTCTAGGTCTTGGTATTCTTTTTTTAATGTATTGTTTAATGCTTGTAGATTTTTATTGGCTTCAAGTATATTTGCAAAGTCGTTCTTTTGTTGTGTAATAACAGCTTTTTGATCTTCAACACTTTGTTCTAACTTCATGTTGTTTGCTTCTGAAGTAGCTAAATCTGCTTTAAGTGATTTAACGTGAACGTACCCTGCTCCAATTCCTGAAAGAAGCCCCAACACTAGGAGCAACTTAATTCCACTGAGAATACCCATACCGCCTATCCGAGTAACTTTCCCAAAGTTTTTGGGCCAACAATTCCATCTGCTACCAAGCCGTTTGATGACTGCCATTCTTTTACAATTCTAGCAGTACCAGGACCAAAGATACCATCTGCTGGACTAATGTTTAGTTTCTCTTGTACTTCTGCGACTAAAGGACCTCTTGAACCTTGTCGAATAGTTTGATTATAATCTGTTTCTGGCTCTTCAAAATCTCCACCAAATACATCTAATGCATGTACGTAATGTTTCTTACGATCTTCAAGACCAATTGTGCCACCATTAATACGTTTTGTCATTCCAACAATATCTTGGTTGTCACAATATTTGTTAATGTTATTTGTATCCCAGAACCAACATGCTGAGTCTAACGCACCCTTTTTTGTGCGTACATAGTCAACTGCTTCTTCTGGCGACATTTCTACTGCTTTTGCAAATTCTGTGTAGTTGTATCTACCTGTTAACTGAAGTATGCCACCACCGCGAAACTTCCAGCCGTCGCCACTAGCAGTATCACCGTTGTCCATACGTGAAGCGTAAATAACGTTTGCGATTTTTTCAGGTTGTCTATGATATTCGTTTGCATCTCTTCCAGCTCTCCTAAAATATTTTGGAAATATAGTATTCAATGCTTTGGCGCTATAGTTTAAGTTTTCGCTTAGTACTCTAAAGCCGCCGGACTCGTGTCCACATTGTGCAATAAATCCTGCAACACGTTCTACAGTATCTACTCCCCACAACGGTAAGATTTCGCACATTGCTTCGTACCAATCTTTCCAGTCGTCTCTATGGATAAGCTCTTCAGCCATCCACTCGTCAAAATCAAATTTGAAATGTTCTTTTGCCATTTTATATCCTTTGTAACTTTAGGACATATCCTTTATTTTCTAAAACTAAATTCTCACCATACTTGTTAATATTATAATCACCTAAGTACTTGGTAAGCCAAATAACTTCAGCCATGTCCTCCATATTGATACTTTCTTTAATATCAATTTCTCTACCAAAATCAATTACTTTAAATTTAACTGGTTGTTGGTAAGTATTCTTTACGGTTAGTACATCTTCACGTAATTCGATATTCTCTGCATAGCTATTTGTAAAAAAGTTTTTATAGTTCTCTAAATGAACTTCTTTTATTCTTGCGTTGTAGCTATCAGCATCAAAAGGAATAGTTTCGTTTAAATTTCCTTCGTCTAAATCTCTACTTTTAAAATTCTTATGATATCTAAATCTTAACTTTTCTACACTTGCAAGTTTTGTTACTCCGTCTGCTATTTCTAGTATTTGTGAAGTAACTTCTTTGTTTCTTTCCATTTCAATAAACACTTTGTAAGTTCCGTCAGGTTGTTCACCTGAGCTTACGTCAGCGTCAAGGACAAATGGATATCCTTTTTCAACAAAATTTTCTAAGTCTTTTGCTGGTTCGTGTCCTGTTACTGAAAATGCTAATGTAACAACATCTGCATCTTCACCCATTTTAGATTTGTAAGAATCTATTTCAATAATATTATCAACTAAAAATTGTAAATCATCTTTTAATAGGCCCATTATACTAACTCCTGTTCTGGAGCAACTGCGCCTGCTGTAGGATCGACAGAGTCAGCGGAAGCTTCTGCACCTGTTTCAGCTGTTTGTGTTTCAGCTGGAATATCTGGTTGTGTTGCTGGCTCTACAGTATAATCGTTCATAGCTTTATATCCACCGTAAATGTCTGCAATTAATTTTTTAGGCATCATAATTTCTACTACCCATATATCTGATGTATCTAATTTGCCTTTTTTAGTTCCTGGGCGTATATCGTCTGGTTTTCTTATTTTTCGTGGTTTAATTATTTTGTCTTTTTTATAGGTAACTTTACAGTCATAATCTAACAGTCTTTTACCACCACTAGGATCAGGCATGTTATCCTTTTCCCACATAAAAGCACAAGTAACCCAATGTCTTGATATATTAGGTCCTGAAACTAGTTCTCCATCAGCCCAATTTTCGTACACATATACGTCTAAATCGTCTAAAACTCGCTCAAAGTCTTTTAATACAGTAAAAGCCATGTCGCTTTCATATACTGTTTGTATGTTTTTTATAATATCTAAAACGTCTTTCATATAAACTCTACCTTATATAGTTATTTATCAGATAATTGTCTATGTGTATTTCTTCTAGGCTTACCATTATAAATATTTATGTAGCAAAGTTGCTACAAACGAAGTTCAAAAGGAGGACACTTCATGAGTGCAAGACGAGCTCGCAAGAGTAAAAACTTTCACAGTAATGTTGTACAACTTAATAACTATCTTCCAGAAAAGAAACAAACAGTAAAAATTTACCCACGTAATAGAGCCCAAGAAACTTACTTGCTTACTTTGGCGGACACGAGAAAAGACGTAGTCTTTGGAATTGGTCCGGCGGGTACAGGAAAAACCCTCATTGCGGTTCTAACTGCTGTTAAACTCTTCAAAGAAGGTGTTGTTGACAAGATTATTGTAACTAGACCAGCTGTTTCTGTAGACGAAGATCTAGGATTTTTACCGGGATCTTTAGAACAAAAAATGGCTCCGTGGACCAGGCCTGTATTTGATGTGCTTAGAGAATACTTTACGTCACGTGAAATAACAGGTATGATAGATGAAGGTGTTATAGAAATAGCACCACTAGCATATATGCGTGGTCGTACGTTCAAACGTGCATTTATTATTGCTGACGAAATGCAAAATTCTACAGCAAGTCAGATGAAAATGTTGTTAACTAGATTAGGTCAAGGATCTAAAATGGCTGTTACAGGTGATTTAAATCAAGCTGATAGAATCTCTGATAATGGCTTAATTGACTTTATTAATCAGTTAAAACTTCGTCCAAACACTAGTAGATTAGCATCAGTTAAGTTTGGTCACGCTGACATTGAAAGGCATGAAGCTGTTAAAGAAGTGTTAGAAGTATACGGCGAGAGCTAAAGCTCTTTAGCTAAAGGAAAGATTTCGGAGATTACTTTCGCACAGGCATGAGCAATTTCCATGTGTTCCTTTTGTGTGCCGTTAGCCCCGCGGAGTTCGATATAATGTATCCAACTTCGTAGAGTTCCGTTCATATATAGTCTTGTCTTTGTTAACCCTTCAGGCAAGACAACACGAGCCTGTTCTTTTGCGATACCATTATCTATAGCCCATTTGTAAGCTCTACGTGCGGCGTCAATAACTTGATTTTGCTGACTACCCCATATCATTGCAAGTCTAGTATCTTCTTTATTTTCAGGATCTAAGTCAACACTATTTTGTCTATTCTTTTTATCCTGCATACGAGCTTCACGATGTGTAAACATATCACCCATTTCTTCTGGGTTTGCATAACGTTGACTAAACTCTTGGAAACTAAAACTTCTATGTCTTACAATCTGATGTGCAATGTCTCGTGTAGTTTCAATTTCTAAACAAGCATTAACCATTTCTAATGGTGACCAGTGTGCATTTTTAATTAAGTATTTTATAAGTTTTGCACTTGTTTCTTTATTCATTTGATTAGCTGGATTAGATACCCTAGCACAAAAAGCAACTAAAGCTTCTAAGTCAGCACTAAAATCTTTTGTTCCATAGTTAATAAAAGTATCCGCTGGTTGCGAATAACTGATTAATTTTACGTTCATTTAAAACTCCATATCTGCGGCAACAATGTACCTATCTTTTTCTGATTGCACTATACCAGGACGATGCCAAACTTTACCCGGATAAATCATCCAGTTTCCAGTTTTCCAAGGAACAAAAAAGTTTCCTTCTCCTTCTGGCTTTGCAGGAGCTAGTTCAGTACCTGCTTTCTCTAAGTCTTTTACATCTTCTGGTAAGTGCATGTAATAAACTCCGCTTACTGTTGTAGTCTGCGGGTTATGATTATGATGATGCCAAAGTTGATCTCTATCTTCTGCATTTTTTAAAGAAGTTTGAAAAGCCCAACTTTGAATTTGTTTAATTTGTACTTCACGCCCTAAATATCTAAAGCATGACCATATAAAACTCATTTTGAGATCAGTAAAATCTGTAAATACATTCCAATTAGTTTGGTACTTAGGACTGTTATGCCAAAACTTACCTGCTCTAATACCAGTGTTAATATCACTACACATTTTTGATCGGTCTTGTTCAGTAATTAAAGTATTCCAGTCGTAATATTCATAATCTATCATTTATTTTTCCTTACCCAGTTCTCCAAACAATATGTACGCCCCATGGTGAAATAATAGGAGGCCCAATTTGTTCTATTGGAATTACTTTAACTGCATTTGCAAAGTCTGGATGAAATTTTTCTTCTTCATTCCAACCAAGTTCTCCGCCATGTCTAGGTCCACTAGCACATGAGCTATTTTGAGCCGCGGCATCTGCAAACTTAACTTCACCCCTTTTTAATTTTTTAATAAGTTCTTCGGCAAATTTTACTGCTTCGCCTAAAGGTCGTTCGTGTGAACTGTTCTCTGCATCTTTATGGCTTAAAAGAATATGTTTACATTTAAACTTCATGTCTACCTTTCTTATAATCTTCGTTTTTATGACTTTTGTATGAATGACATACTTTGCATAATGTTTGTATATTATTTAAATCATTATTAACTTGATTGCCATCTATATGGTCCAGTTCTAATGCACCTGAATAGGGTATATGTGCAGTACATTTATAACCTAATCTAGAATCAATGTTTTCACAAAATTCTTTTTTTGCAAAGTTAACACCTTCTTCTAACGGTCTTGCACCATATGACGCTTGATGGCATTTCCAACATACTGGTCTATACTTGTGTTTACCACTTTTACAAGCTAGACGATTACAACCAATGTTAACACATATAGGTCTCATCAATGACTTCTCCTACCATCAAATACACAAACAAAATAAATTCCTTGTGGTCCTGCATGTACACGATGAAACCAACCATCTGGTATTAGTATAACATCACCAGCTTTTATACTTTTATCGTGATGCTTTCCATTTAGATCTATGAGTTCCATTTTGCCAGAACCTTTATGAAATATATAAACTTCTTCTTGACCAGCATGTCCATGACCACTAGTTGATTTAGTTGCTTTTAAATCAGTACTACTCAACACTAAATTATTCAATGTTGTATTATCAATTACTGTATATCTATCATCTTCTTTGGCTACTTCTCCACCAATGTCGTTGATATGTATTTTTACTTTTTGCTCCATCTGTACCACCCAGGTTTTTCGCTGATCCGTTGTTGTATTCTTTGCTCTACTATATGTTTATCACGTTCATTTGGTTTCCAATCATTATATAATTCATCGGGCCATTGTTCTCTTTTAAACTTACGAGTAGGATCTGGATTCATTCCTCTGCTTTTCATTTCGTTTATTAATTCTTTATATCGTTTACTTAGATACTTGCCTTTGTTATAAAAAAACTTAACATGGCCTTTGTTTAATGTAAAGTCTTTTGGTATATCTGTTACACCATTTTTAGATCTTAATGAACGTTGTAATGCAGGACCAACCATAAAGATTTCTCTGTATTCTGCAACTAAGTGTTGGTCTGCTAACTGCTTAGGATCTACTAAATTAATTCTAGTCATTACTAATCACCTTCTCCGGGTTCTTCTGAAAAATGTTCTTTAAACTTATTAGGTACATTATTCCATTTTTCTGCATCTTCTGGTGGATCTTTTTTAGCACTAATAACGGGCCAAATATTTGAATACTTACTGTTTATTTCAAACCATGGACTTGATTCGTCACCTGGAACTATTGCTTCAATAGGACACTCTGGTTCACATACTCCGCAATCAATACATTCATCTGGATTAATTACAAGCATATTTTCTCCTTCGTAGAAACAATCTACAGGGCAAACTTCTACACAATCCATATGTTTGCATTTGATACAATTTTCGTTGACTAGGTATGTCACAACTCTCCTTTCTCTCGTAAATGAGCACGGATTTTTGTAGCACTAATTTTATGAACTTCTTCACCAAGGTTGTGTTCTGTAAAGGTATATCCAACTCCTCTACCATAACTTATATCAACAATATTAGGAACTTCTAGTATAATGTATTCTTTATCAATGTCGTAACCGGCATTTGATAAGCCTTGGATAATATTAAGTCTAACAGTACCCATCTTAAATGGGTTATCGTCTTGTCCTGGACCTGCATCAACGCCTTCAACATCTCGTATCATAATACAAACCTGTCCGGCTTTTGCTAATGCTTTTTCAAATAGTTTTGTGTGACCATCGTGCCAAGGTTGCCAACGTCCTAGCATTTGGGCTGTAGGTTTTTTCCAACTAAAGTTCTTCTTCACGTTCTCTCCTCCAACACTCGTATGCAACTGGTGTTAAATCTTTTTTCATCATATATCTTTCTATAACAGGAACCAATTGAGTATGTGTATCGTCAAACCATTTTGAAACATGGTAATCACAACGTGGAGGGTCTTCAAACATTTTATTTGTATCGTCATATCGACCTTCGTCGATAGTGTCCATCCAAACTGTAAAGTCTGGACCAAATTCTTCTCTAGCTTGTTCTGTAGGACAAACAAAATCTGCTACGGCAATCTTACCTGTTAGTACTACTCCGTCTGCAAGATGCTTCATTCTTTGTGCTTGTATAATTCTTCCCTCTAACGAAAAATCCCATTTACTCATGTCGTGACCTTCGTATCGTTTTCTTACTGCATCTGCGTTTATATGCACACCGCCTATAAGTTTCGCAAATGGTTCTGCTAGTGTAGTCTTACCACTTCCTGGTAAACCGAATATTAATATTTTCATTTTTTTCTTTCTTTCTCTCTAATAAATTTAATATCACAATAGTTACATTTTACATAGCCTTCTTCTGGAACAGAATAATAAACTTTAGGATGATCCATAGCTTCACCCATACACCAAACACTTTCACCTTTAACGTAAACTATTGTTTCAGGATACTTTGTCATTTAGTCTTGCTAATCTAATCATTGTCGCCGCTAAATTTATTTCTGGATCGCTTACTAATGTATGATCAACTAAGCCTTGTTTAATAATTAATATAGCACTTTCTTGTTGTTCTTCGCTACCAAATAACTCAATGTTATCGTATAACCATTTGTATATGTCTTCAATTTCTTCAGGTCTTGCTTGACTACATACTAGTTTTCTTGCTTGTGATATTTTACCTGCTTTAAATAACTCAGTCATTTCTAGTTTATAATCACTATCGCCTGCATCACTTTGAGCTGGAGGTACAAGTTCACCGTTTACACTATTCATCTGTACCATATTAATACATTTACGTAAGTCCGGATATGTTGCTTTTACATACGTATCAAGAATATCAATATCAGGAGTAATTTCTTCAGCAATTAAAATCTCTGCTACTCTTGCTGTAAATTCTGTTTGATCAATACGTTCTATGTGAAAGCCCTGACAACGACTGTGCAAAGCAGGAATAATACGGTTGGGGTAATTACAAGTAAGAATAAACCTTGAAGTAGTGTGATATTCTTCCATAACTCCACGTAACGCCGCCTGAGCATTTGGACTAAGATAATCAGCCTCATCAAGTAATACAACTTTAAATGATCCAAATGGAATCATTTGTACAAAGTTTACAACTTTATCTCTAACATCTTCAACACTATTTGTTCTACTTGCATTAATTTCTAATACATCAAGTTCATTAACTTCTAATTGTTTAAGTAATATCTTTGCAAGTGTTGTTTTACCAATACCAGCATTACCAGAAAAAAGTAAGTGTGGAATAGTACCGTCTTTAATCCATTGTTCAACTTGTTTCTTTTGATGATCATCACGAAATACATATCCGTTTACATCTTGTGGACGATATTTTTCTACCCAAAGTTCTTTCATTATTCTTCCTCTTTTCTATGATTATAGTAATGTTTATATTTACTAGGTTGAATGATTTCATCTAACTTAGCGTGGATCTTTTCCATCTCTTCTACAAATATTTCTTTATTTCTTTCCATGTATTGTTTTAGTTCTGGCATATTATGGTCAAGTTTCCAATGATGAAACTTTTTATTTTTATCTGTACCTACGTATGCTTCTCCTGTTTCCATGTCTATAATTTTCCATTTCTCAGGACACTTTGTTTCTATTACTAATTTTACAGGCTTTTCTAGTTCGGGAACAACTTTCCCAGATTGCAGTTTTCTACCTGCCATGTTTGATTCCTAGCACTTTATAAGTTTTTTGTACACACTTTGCTTGAAAGTAACAGTCAGCTAATGCATTGTGCAAGTCGCTTTGTATTTCTTTTCGAGGATCTTTCGGCATTAATTTAAACAATGTTCTTGAATCCATAATTTGCCAATAGTTCCATGGTACCGGCTTCCCTATAGTTTTATAAAGATTTTGTAATATAGTAAAGTCGAATGTTGGTCCTTGACACCAAATGTAATCAAGTCCAACACAAAATTTATTAATTTGTTTTGTTACTTCGTTTAACGTAACTCTGTCATCGTCTGATAATGCTTCGTCTCTAATTTTAGGCTTTTGTTTACCCCACCATGCTAATGTATTTTCGTCAATAGTTCTACCTAACTCTGTTTGTTCATCTACATTACATCTTAAGTATAAACCAGTATGAGGTTCTGCTTCGGAAAAAGGATTGAACTTAATTCCACCTATAGTTAAGACAACACACTCGGGGTCTACACCAAGTGTTTCAATATCAATCATTCCATGAACAGCCATATTACCCCTTCCTATTTTCTTGACCCATTGCAACTAATATTAAGAATATATAAAGAATTGGCCAAGCCCATCCTTCAACAATTCCAATTAAATGCAGAGTCATAAGGGCAACGCCTACAACACCTGTTGTACCTATTCCGCTTGATTGTGGTTTTGGAAACTTCATTATACACTCCTATTTGCTTATTATTATAGCATCGAATAATAAGAGTGTCAAGACCTTTTGGTAAGTTATCTACAAATCTCCGTCTTTGCGATTTTCGGAATAATGAACATCAAATTCACCACCTGGATAACGTGAACTTAGTTTTTTAACGTTTTCAGCTATTACTTCGTTGGGGTCTAGATCCAACGCACGGCATGAATTAATCCAATACCAAATAATGTCGCCAAGTTCTCGTTTAATATGAAATTTGGTGTCATTGTCCAAAGGCTTACCCTGAAAAATACATTTCTTAACAATTTCTGCATATTCTCCACCTTCTGATGCAATACCTATTGCTCCTGTGAGCAGTAACGCAACATTTACTTCGTCATTTAACTCATGCAGTCTAGCTTGAGTATATGACCAATCGTTTGATTCGTCTGATGTTACTTTTTCTACAAAGTCTTTGTACTTATTTAAGTCAACAATGTCTCTGTTAGTCGGCTCAACGTAGTTGCGTTTAAAATCTTCTGCTTCTATCATATTTCTTGTCCAATACTATAATCTGACATTGGCTTATCTGAGTAGCCAAGGATATCGTTAACATCAACTTTTCTTACGGTCGTTTTCTCGCCTTTAATACTTACATCAAGGCCTCGCGACCAACGGCCATGGTCAACTAAGATCCATTCGCCTACTTTATACGGATCTGTATTCTTAGGGCCTTTACTTAATACTTTACCCCATCGTGCATAAATGCCTCTTACTTCACCGTCGTCTGCTCTGAGAATTAAACCTGATTTGGTTTTCTGTTCACCAAAGTTCATTTCGGAAACTATTACCCCATCTCCTATAGCTTTAAGTCCTTCGACTTCAATAGTTATAAGGTTGTTTCCCATTACGCACCTCTTTTAACGAAGTTACCGTCTGCGTCTTCTTCCCACTCATCTTCTGCTTTTGATTCAGCTTTAGTTTTACCTGGCTTTGCTCTAGTAGATGATGTTTTGGCTTTTGGCTCTTCAACTTCAACTGCTAGTTCAGGTTCAACAACTGGTTCTGTAATTGGATCTGCTGTTGGCTCTTCGAATTGTGTAGGAGCAACATTATCTTCGTAGTAGTCTTTTAAAACTGCTTCACGTTTTTTAATAATTTTGCCGCCTGGACCTAATTCGTCACCTCTAGCATTTACTCTAACATTACCAACTGCTGGAGTTAGTTCATTTCTTTGTCTTAGCAAATCCATGTCAATGGGTTTACCCTGCATGGTTTGATATTGCTTTCGACCTGTTTGTCTGACTGCCATAATTGACCTCCTTTATTATATACTTACTTATCTCAGGAACTCATGCCAATCCAACTGATACTGGATTGAGTTCACTTTATGTATGCCTATTAAATATAGCACATAACTTGCTACACTAGAGCCTCTTCCGACTCCCCAAACAATTCCTTCTGCTCTCATGAAATCTACCAAATATACCATATATCTTAGTAAATCCATCATTCCACGTTTTTCAAATTCGTCTAATTCTTCAACTGCACGTTCGTATTCAGGTGAAAATTCTGCGGTTGCATAAGAACTAGTATATTTTTCATCCATTATTTTATGCTTACAAAACTCATACATATCCTTGTCTTTGTATGACTCTGGCATAAACCATTCTGATTGACATACGTTATCAAAGTCTTTTTGTTCAACATCTATTGGAATGTATTTTTTGAGTTCTAGTTTTCCGTGTTCTTTTGCTAACTCGTTAAACTTTTCTATATCATCAGAAGGATCACAAAGTACCACATGGCATTTGTCAATATGACCTGAATAAATCATATCTATAAGATCTTTATTTGTAAATCTAGGAATTCCTAAATTGTCAGTCTTCATAAGCATGTTTACTATTTTAATTGATATTGATCAATTTGTCAAGATCTAATTCGCCAATATCTTGTTGCTCTTGTCTATCTTTTTCTTCTTTTCGTTGTGCTTCTTGAGTATAGTAATCAATAAACGTTTGAATTTGGTTTTTAACCTGAGGATTATTTGTTTGGAAGTATTTTTTGGTTAAATCTGCAACTTTTTCGTAAAGTTGAGCTGTTGATAATTTTGTGCAATCTTCATTAAAAGGATGAAGCATTATGCAAAGTAACCAATATAGTTAGCAAATACTGTTGCACCAGCATCATAACTTACAAATTCAACAACGTAGATTCTAGAATTTGGAGTATCAACTGTTAAAGTATTTCCTGCTCCAGGCCATGTGCTAATCTTTTTAAATGTTCCAGCACCAGCATTTGAAGCAAATGTGACAGTTCTTTGTACACCATCATTATTTAAGTGTAGTACAACTTTAGCCGTTTTACTAGTTGCAGGCCAACTTGAAAATGTTAATGTAACATCTGCACCTACTGTAAACGACTGGAAGTGACCGTTAGAGAAGTTTACGTTTTGGCTTGTATTAACTGTTCCACCTGCAAAATAGCCTTCACTGTTGTTAATTAAGTTAGCATTGCTAATGTCATTAGCTAAAAAATTATTTGTTTCGTTTAGCTTTGCAGTATTTGTTTGAAGTGTTTCAATTTCACTCTTAGCCGCAACAAAGTTAGTTTTGATAACATTAAAATTATCTCTAAACCCTTGTGAATCGTTATCTTGCCCAGCTATAGGGTAGTCTTTGTTTACCCCAGTATCATTAATATTACTTGCCATTATATGTCCTCTCTTACGTTATTATTTATCTGTATTATACATTGAACTGATAATTTGCGAACGGAATGTATTGTTCGCTACTATTACCGTTTGTACTGTCTATATTATACCGTTCAATTTCAATATTCAGTGCTTTAAAGTCAAAACCGTTGTTTTTTATGTTCAAAATAATCTGATCTGATTTGCCAGGTTTACAATAACATAATGGAACAGCTAGAACAAACCCTAATTCTCCTGCTCCTGCGGTTTGTGAAGTTCTCATCCACAACGGATAAAACTCTCTTAGATTGTTACCAACATCTTTTATTCTATCACGCATATTGGTAATATTGCTTATATATTTCTTTTGGTCTAATGATTCACTTACGTTAACAGCACCACTATCAACTTTAATAGTATCACCATTTGGTCTAAATCTAAATGGGTCTGAATTAATACTATCGTCTATATTTGCAACAACTACAGAAGTACCATCGTTTAGTAAAATAGGTATTAAGTTTCCTGTTTGGAATATCAAAGGAGCATTTCTGCCAAAAATTGTTATTACTCCACTTGAAGCTGGAGACTTGCCAATATTATCACCTCGTAATATTACATCAAAGAAACCTTGTCCAGTTCCTAAACCTGTATTATCATCGTTAACTTCGTACTGTATTGAATCAACTGTTATTTTATTTTTTGTTGTTGCTTCAAAACTTTTTGCTGTTTTTCCTGTAGTTGGTTCTGAAGGATCAATTAGATCTATATAAATGACTTCATAAACTGTATCATTACTACCTGGATTTTTTGCTACTGCTTTTTTAACAGAACCAAGTTTATACTTTTTTCTTTTGTGATTTCTAGCCGCCGCGGCAACATAATCTCTTATATCTTTTGTTTCAATACCTGCATAAGTTAGTGCTTTTATTTGACTTTGTAATCCAAATATAGGATCGTTTGGTCTGTAAATAGATGCTGGTGTAAATATTTTTGGATCAGCGATAAAGTTTCTAAAGCTAGTTCTTTGATCTGATTTTAACATAGGAACCATTGATATATTACTATAAAGTAAATCGTCTGGATCTGTTGTTGTTATAGTAAATGATTTAGTAGTTGCAGAAAATCCAAATTGGTCTTCAGCTTTTACAGTAAACGTATAACTTCTATCAAAAGAAGTTGTTGCACCGTCAAAGGTCATTGCACTAGTTGACTTATCTATTGTCGTTAATCCTGGAAGTTCAGTAGTTCCAAATTGTCTTACTTTTCCTTGTAATTGTCCATCTATTCCTAGTGTAATACCGTTAGGTAGTTTACCACTATCTAAAGTATAAATTAAAATAGCATCTGGTACTGTACTTGTAGCATTAACTGATAATGTAGAAACAAAGTTAGCTCTTAAGTTTCCTAAACTAGATATTGTATTCCAAGTTATTGTACTTTCAACTTCACCTAATAATTTAACAGTAAATGTTTTGTCTTTTGCTACTACTTGTGCAACTTCTGATGTTATTCTCTTTTTAAAGTTATAAAAAGACATAGTAATAACTTTATTTGCTGTTATTGCTCCAGTCTTATCATAAGTTTTAAATCCTACATCAGTAACAGTTCCTACTAATGTATCTCTTAGCCAACTAATAGTTCCTTCGTCGATACTTGTTACATCTTTTTTAGTAAATGTTGATTGAACACGACCATTTGCTACTACCCAAACATCTTTGTCAAGTATTCCTGCTCCAATATAGTCAGGATTTGTTGCTTCCCCTGTTCCTGCATCAGCAGTTGTAACTGGAGTTTGATTAAAAACTATCCAACCTGTTTCATCATTGTCACCAACAAAATTAGTTTGAGCAAAGTTAAAAAATGGAACGTTATTTTCTCCGGACCAACTTTGATTTACGCCAACGTTATTTGCATAAAATTGAGTTGATGTATTACTTGCACTTCCTAGCTGTCTTAATGCTTCAATAGTAAATTTATGTTCTTTTGTAACTGCCGGCTGGTAAGGAACCCTTCCTGCTATTTCGCCAGTAATACTATCTATTGACATCCCTGGAGGTAATGCACTTGCACTACCGTCTGGATTTGAATCTTTGACTGTAAAACTTATTATACCTTGGTTACTTGTAGGATCGTATACATCTAAAAATAATGTAACGTAGTTGTTAGCTCGTCTATAACCTAAATCGCTCGGAGTTAACCAAACAGGGCCTCTTAAGAATGTATTATCTGTTGTAAATATTCCTGTTCCTATTTGTAGTATAGTATTATCTGTTCTTAAGAAATCATCACCTACAAGATATATTTTAAATTTTCTTCTCGATATTACTACACCGTCACTTGCACTTACAGTAAACTCGAAATGTCTATTAAGTTTTTTAGGACTTTGTGTCGGAACAGCATAATCAAAGAATGTTGTATCGTAGTAATAACTTTCGTAACCGTTAAAACTTTTTACACCAAAGTCAAAAGGATAACTTCCGTAAAGGTTAGTATCAAAGTAACCTGTACCAGCTCTTTTTTCTAAAGCTAGGATAGGTTCTGTAATTCCAGTTAATTTTCCAGTTGTTCTGCCTAAAGTAATTCCTGGAGGAAGTTCACCATCTCCTTCTCCAATATAATATTCAACTTCATCTCCTGCTGGTAAATCAGGATCGATAACTTGTAATTGAAAATCAACCGGACTACTATCTAAAATATAAAAAGACTGATTTGGTCCTAATGGTAAGGAACCTTCGTTTGTAACCCACATTGGAGCATCAGCTCCGTCTATAGTAAGTTTTAGTGTTCTATCTTCAGTATTGTTTCCTTTAGTAGCACGAAGAACAAACGTAAAAGTTTTTAATCTTTTTACTTCGTATGGTGTTCCAACTAATTGATTATTATTAGCTAGTCGTAATCCACCTGGTAAGTTTCCACTAATAAGAGTTAAGCTATCTACTGAGTTAACTGGTAAAGGAATAGTCTGTGTAATGCTTTCTGGGAAAGTTCCTATACTATGCCCACTATCTACAGTCCAAAGAACATCGTCAGCTAATTCACTTTTCTCAGGTATTATTGTACCTGTTTCTCTAGTTTGTTTTGTTTGAGGTCCAAATATATAAGGATACTTTGGTGTATTAAAGTTGTTTTCTTCAAAGGTTAAAAAGTAAGCATAAGTTCCGTTTGGATACTCAGGAGTTACACAATATCTTCCGTTGTGTGCATCAAGTGTTCCTGCATTAAGAAAATATTCATAATCTTCAATAAATGTTCCTGCAGATTTAGATTGATATGAATATTGTCTTCCACTAGTTTCATTTGTTTTAGTTCTATAAGAGCTTAGTTGTTGAGATATTCCGCTAGTATTATCTGATGCTTGTGTATATCCCCATGGACCATATATTGGATATCCGTCAAAACAATAACCTATTATTTTACTATGTCCGTCAGCATGTCTTAATTTATCATTATTAAAGTGTGAACTATTATAGTAACTATTTGCAGTTACTACTTTATTATCATTCCAACCATATGTAATAAAAGCACCACTGTGATAATGGTATGTGCCACTGTCTTCTGCATGTCCTCCGGCTAAGTCTACACCTAAGGATACCTCGTTATGTACTGCATTCCATCTAAACCCAGGAGGAAGTTGATCTGATGATCCCGGTAATGGCCCACTTGCCGCCATTGGGTTAAACAATACAACACCATTTGTTGCTATACCCATTGGTCCTAATGAAGTGTCTTGTGGTAAACTTGTATTTTGGCCGCCTCTATACGTAAAGTTAAAAGCAATATTTTGATCTGTTATGTTATTAGGATTATTAAAAAGTCTTGCAGTAATACCATCATTGGTTAAGTTTGATCCAGCTTTTGCAGGATATGGATCGCCGTCGCTTGAAACAGTTAAAACACCATTTAGTAACGAAATAGTGGTTTGACTAGGATAGTTCCCTGCTAAACTTGATATACTGGTTGTGCTTGGGTCAAAAGCCATTCTAAAACTCCTATACACATATTTATCTATATGCTAAATTAGGTAATGACGCCCAAGTCTGCTGTAGGTTGAGAAGATTCTGTAAAAGTTGCTGAGCCATCATCGAAATCGATAACTAGGTTATACGCAAGGTAGTCTATTACATTAACAGAATTTCCGAAGTTGACATCTATATTGCCCATATCTAGTTTTAAATAGTCTTGTACACCATCCATTTCCCTAATATCTAGGCCGTAAACTGTACTTTTAATATCGCTTGTATTAATGATCTCTTTTTGCATTCCATCTAAGTTTGCACCTAGTTTAGGAGTAAGATCTGTAAGTAAGGAAGTTTCACTGCTAATAGTAATTGTACTACCATTTAAATTAGTAGTTGTTAAATTACCACCTGCAAGAGTAAGGGTTGTGTTTGCATTATTAAGTGTTACGTTGTTATTGTCAGCAAATACTTGAAGTTGTGGCAAGCCAGTAGCTGATGAATTAATTGTAATACCATTTCCATCACTAGTTAGTGTTACAGCACTACCTGCTACAATTTTCTTAAACTGCATTTCAGAACCACTTAGTTGTGCAAATACGCCTTCTCCTGCACTACCTAAGTTAGCACCTGTAGTTTTTTCTGGTGCTCTAGAATTAAGTTCAGAGAAGTTTGCATTAACTTTTACAAATGCTTCTCTTAGATCATCACCTGTTCCGTCGTTTGCAATAGTTCCTATGTTAACTGTTTGTATAGCCATATTTCTTCCTTATACTGTATTTACCTATTCTTTTTTCTCAAGCCATATACATTGCTTGAATAAGGGTTTATTCTATTATATCTATTTTGCATCATTCTATTATTTCCACCACAAATATCTGTTGTATCTCCGTAGTTTGCATTATTTGATTCGTCTTTCATTATTGCTAAAGCATCTTTTTCAATTTTTGATTTTAACTGCTCTGGAGTTAAACTAGGATCTGCTTGTAAGTATAACGCACCCATGCCACAAACTTGTGGTGAAGCCATTGACGTTCCACTTATGTTACATTGTAAGAATCCAGAACCTCCAGCTAAGTATGCTCCATCGGCAAATCTATTTGTAGTACTACATGCACTCATTATATTTTCACCAGCGGCCCAAATACTTACTCCTGGACCAGTAGAGCTAAAACTTACTTTTCTTTTTCGTTTCCGCTGTTTGGTGTGCTATCCATAGCACCAACCATATTTGCTCTTGTATCAAAAGGCGAACTTCCTCTGTGATAGTATCGGTTAGAAGTTGAAGTAAACATAATATTATTATAATCAGGACCTGCTGAAGTATCTATTTTAAAACTATTATTACCAGCCGCTATACAAATGTGTACACCTGCATCTATGCAATCTTCTACATCTGCATCAACACTAGTAACTCTAACAGGTAATCTATATGCAAAGTTAGCATAGTAAGGATAAAACCCGTATGTATCTCTCATGTGCGAATTAGGAGTACTGCTAAAACTACTATCATTACTACTGCTATAAGTAGTTCCTCTGTAAACTATACTTGTTATACCGGAACCAGTAGTTGAACTATAACCCCAACTTGCATTTACTATAGTTGGTCGTTTATATCCTGTTTTAGGATCAACTGGTTTATTTTGATGCCAGGCTTTAATAACATCAAAGCATTGTGAAACAGATATGCCTGTTCCTGAATCTCCTGAGCCTTCTAAACCACCTACTTTTACAGAATATATACTTGCGTTTTTAGCCCAGCCAAATTCTTTTCCAACAGCAGTACCGGCACAATGAGTTCCATGCCCGTCGTTGTCTCTATAATGATTTGCACTTTGTGATCCTGCTAAACCACTTTCTGTATACCAATTTATTTGTTGAACCCTAGAAACACCATTTGCATCAAAAAAGTCTGGGTGATCTACTTGCATACCACTATCTTGAATAACAACATCAACTCCTGTTCCGTCCATAGCATATGGAAAATTTTTATTAGTTGATGTACTTGAATATTCTTGATTTGGGTAGCTATGTCTAATTTTACCCAGTCTCGATAGTTACCTGTATCTGAAGTTAGTTTAGTAAAAGTTGCTTCTTGTAAACCATCACGACCAATCTCAATATCATCTCTATCTTGAGGTCTAAGTTGTACGTCTGTAACTCTATTATCATTTCTTAATTCTACTGCTTCTTCATCAGATAACGCATAGTGCGTATTTCTTGTTGACAGCGGTCTTGCATCAGCTATATCTACAGTTCTATTTGGAATATCACCTGAACCAGTTGAAGCTATCATTTCTTGATTGAATTGTGCGTAGTCAACACCTTTGTTAAGAGTTACTATATACTCTTTTTCACTCATGATAACTCCTTAATGTAAGTCGACCCAAGCACCGTTTGCATATCCTTGGAACTTGTGTGTGCTAGTATTGTAAATTGTATCACCGTTCGCAACTGTTAATGCATCTCTTTGTGTAGTTGTAAAACTAGCTAGTCTTAACGGACTGCTTGTAATCTTAACTTGATCTTGTGCTATAAGTTCAATTGAACTTGCACTATCAATTTGCGGAGTTCCTACACCAGAACTTTCAAAGCTATCAGCTGTAAATGTTTGAGCATATAAGTTACCGTCAACAGTTAGATCACTGCTCATTCTAACACTTGGTGTCATAACAATTTGTGAACTGTCGTCTGTGTCAATAACACTTGCACTTAAAGTAAAGTTACCAATTGATGTTCCGCCGGTACCATTTTCCCAATTATTAGAAGAACTATTCCATTTTAAAACTTCGCCGTTTGCCAAAGCTGATATGTTTACATCAGCTAAATTATTAATGCTCTGGCCTGTAATACCTGATATAAATCCTGCACCGTTTGTTAAATCATTAGTGTTTGTTGGTATAGTTGGTTTATTTGTAATAGTTGCACCAGTATAGTCTATGCTTACACCTGATATATTTGCATAAGGAATACTTGTAATATTTGTTCCATCGCCGTGTAAGTTATCAGCATAAACATTAGTCCATCTTAAAGTATTAGATCCTACATTATATGTACTATCAGCCGCTGGAGAAACGTTTCCAAAACTTACACTATTAGTTGTTTCTGAACCGGCTGTAGTAACTTGTGTTAATGTAATACCAGTTAAGTTTGATCCGTCTCCGTAAATATTTGTACCTTGTATATCACCAGTTACATCTAAAGTTTTTCCAGGGGCGTTATTAAATATTCCTACTTTTTCATTTCCTGCATCTACATGAATTGCTACGGTTTCAATACCTGAAGGTGGTTTAATTCTTATTTGAAGGTCTTGTTGGGCAACCATATTACTAATTGCTGTTGCTCCATCTGATTTAATTTCTATTTTTGGAATTGATGATCCACCTATTTTAATACCAGCATCGTCGTTAAACGTAACACTACCGTTTTGTGTATAATTTCCTGAAGTTGCTACAGCATCTGTGATACCGTAACCAGATACAGTTGTTGGCGTTCCTGTTAGTGAGCCAAATGCACCATCAAATAATGTTGGTGTGTTTGTAAAGTTTCCATAATTTAGATAATAAGATCCGTCAAATCCGTCTAATGTATCAGCATTTAATCCGCCGCCACCTGTTGTAATATCATCTGCAGGTGCCCATTTTGCACCATCCCATTTAAGGACTTGTCCTGTTGCTGGAGGGTTAGTAATAGTATCAACGTCTGCTAAGTCACTTATATCATCAGTTAGGTTTGGTTTATTTGATAAATCGTTATAACTTCCAGTAGTTGCTACTGTAGAAAGATTTGGTGTTCCAACTATTTCACTATAATTAATATAACCATTTACCCAAGCCGCAGTATTATTTGCGCCACCGGTTGTGCTATATTTAATTGTTTGGTTAGTTGCCAATCCATCAAAGTTAACTGCTGGCGGAAGGCTTCCACCTCCTCCACCACTACTTGTACCTGTATTTGTAATAGTAAGGGTGCCGTTTAAATCATCATAAACAATATCTATTCCTGTACCTTCTCTAAGTATTGCCGCTACTCTGTCATCTACTCTTTCATTAGTAAAGTATTGGTTAGCAGGACCTTCTGTTAATCCGTCTGTGTCTGTAGGAACATTTGGTTTGTCAGTTAAATCGTTATAACTACCACTAAAAGGATTATAACTAACACCGCCAATAGTAAGTCCTGTTGCTGTAATATTTCCAGCACCTATTATACCTGCACCAGTTAGATCTAAATTATCACCTGCTGGCAATTCTTTTAGTTTATTTTGATCGTCTCTGTCAACTATAATCGGAAATCTATTTGCCATTGTCATCCTCTCCTTATAATGCCGCTATTCTTAGTTTAAAAGCCGCAAAGTCGGCACTTGCCGCCACTTCTGTTTTTAATGTTGCTAAAGTAATTGTTTCTGTAGCTAGATAGTCTGTTCCTGATACCGCCGCACTTATGTTACCAGAACCATCTGCTTTTACTATTCCTGTAATAGCACCAACTATTGGATCAGTTTCTGTAAATGTAATATTTGTTAACGCTGAACCATTCAAAGCTGGAAGTGAGCCAACTAATACTGACGCTGTAATAGTTCCATTAACAGCATCTACTAGTAAAGTAGAATCATCTGCAAATACAGAACCTACAACATCTCTTTTTGTACTGACTACATCAAGAGCCGCAAAGTTATCATTAATCTTTTTAAATGCTGTTCTTAATGGATCGCCATCACCTTTGTTAGCACTTGTTCCGATGTTTATAGTTTGAATAGCCATTACACTCTCCCTACAACAACTTCAACAATGCCAAATCCGTCATCGTCTTTTGTTCCTACTGCTTTACCTATTACAGTACCTAATACTGTATTATTGTCAACCATACCGTAACCTGCTTCAGAGCTTGTTACAATTATATCACCTTTTTCAACTTTACCAATTACTTTACAAGGTGTTCTTCCTTGTAATGCTAATGGAGTAACGTGATCTCCTTCTAGTTGACTATTCATTAAGTGTGCTGGATTTTCTGAAACAACACCAGCAACTTTTCTGTCACCTTTGTATTTGGTTGTTGTTAATTCTTGTTCACCACCAAATACTAATACAGTACCAATTTCGTATTCTGCATCAGCAAGATAATTCTCTGCCAAGTCAGCGTATTTTGCACTAGTTGCCAAACCGTCTAAGTTTGTTGCATAAACAGTATCGTATCTAAGTAAACTTGTTCCTAAACTGTATCCGTTATTGGAAGATGGATTCATTGACGTTTGAGTAAAGATACTTGCCGCCACATTGTTATTGGCAATAATTGCAATTTCACCCGCTGAAGTAAATCCTGTACCAGCACCAATTGCTATACCAGTTGACGATGAAAGTTTTTCACCTGGTGCCTCAATAAATGAACTGTACATCCAGTCTGATGCAATTCTTGGTTCGTTAAGTGTTGCATCTACAGTATCACCAAACGTACTGTTCTTTTGGAAGAACGATGGAGTAACGTCTGTACCACCAATTTGTACTGATCCTGTAAATGTAGTAGTTGTATTACTTGGTATAGTACCAACTGTATTAAACACCGTAGCACCGCCTGGTGTTTTCATTGTCATTGTTAAGTTAGTTTGGTCTAAAATATCATAGTTGTCTAGTTTTAATTTTTGTGTATCAATACTACCGTCAGTACCTGTTTGAACAATTCTACTAGCAACACCAGTTGTTGTAAATTTGCTATAAGCGTCAATGAAGTTATCAACTGTAACTGCTGTAGCTGAAGCTGTTCCGCCAGTAATGTTTGCTATAACAGTTTTAGTAGCCATATCTGGTAAGTCAGCATAGTCAACAGCACCTGCAGATAATGTTACCCAACCATCTGTTACTGTAAAGTCATCTGAGTCAAAACTTGCAAGACCTAAGTCTGCTTGTGTAATACCTGTTGCATTTGCTCTAGAAGTTGCGGCATTCATTGCTAACTTGCTTTGAGCAATCGCGGCATTTGTATTAATGTCTGCGTTTACAACAGAACCGCCTACTATTGAAAAAGTTACAATGTTACTTGCTACTGATATTGAAATATCACCTGCTGGTGTAGCATTATCATATGAGTTACTAACAGCGTCCCATACAAGTAAATCATTAGTTGATCTGTTTGCAGTACCAGCACCAATAGCTTCAGTACCAAATGGTGATCTTGCATCAACATAAGATTTTGTTGCCGCATCTTGTAATGCTGTTGGGTCTGATAAGTTATAAATCTTGTTACTACCAGCACTAAGGTTTCCTGTTAGTGCAATTGATCCGTCTCTGGCAACAACACCTGGACCAATAAGATCACTTACACT